CTTTTTAAGCTCTTTGTCAAAGCATTGATAAAATCTATCATGCTTCAAAGATATATAATTAATTTATATAATAGCCAAAAACTATTGAAAATATTTTAAACATAAAAAAACCCACTAAATTTAAATAGTGGGTTTTTAGAAAGGAGTATTATAAACTTAAGTCTTTACTTATTATTATATGCTCTATAAATGTACCTAACTCATATTTTTCGTTTTGTCCTTTTGGGTAAACTCCCGCTTTATAATTCAAAGCTTTTAGATACTTCTTTTTGTTGGTTTTGGAAGTAGCAAAATAAATATATCTATGCTTTGCACTTCTGTATTTTCTTAATCCTTTTTGGTTGCTATTATCGTAGTGCCTCGAATGTTTACCCCCTTCTACATATTTGTCAGTTCTTGCTTTTGTCATCCCCGTATAAATCCAGTTTGTAGCTTGGTAAATATATCCGTTATGATTCATTTGGCTATCGGCGTAAGAAACAAGTATTAAATCTTTCGCTTTCAATTCGTTTAAGCACCAAGCTACAAATTTAGATAATTGAATTTGAATTTCTCCATCAACGCAAAGGCGGTTAAGTTCGTAAACTTTAGGGCTGTACTCTAAACCACAAACCCCCACACATAAAGAATTGCTTGCAGGTTTACCAAAAGTGCAAACGGCTTTTAACGTATCGTTTTCAAAGTAGCCAAAAGAAAAAGTAATGCTTGGCTTTCTGCCAGCATAGTGTCGAGGTAATAGGAAACTAATTGCTTCACTATAAGATATTGATTGCATAATTTATTTTTACCAAAGATATAAAAAACTTTTTAATAAATAAGCAAAAAACTTTTTAAATAAAAAAACCCTCTCGGCCGGGAAGGTTAAGAGGGTTTAAAAATCCAAAACATAGAAAAAAGATGCTGTAAAGATATTACTTTTTTTTAATTACTATTCACTTTTATTGATAAATTATTTTGCGCTTCTTGTAAAGTTTCCAAAATAAGTACCGGAGGCGTCACGACTGTATTAGTTTGCTGTGGTGTATCGCTCACCCTTGCAACTGTTTCCGTTTGCGCTGTGTTGACAAAAGAGCCAGTCCCGGAAGTTGTCACGGGTCTTGCTGTCGAGGTGTCGCCCACTGAGCTGTCACCCTTATTAGTTTTTAAAATATTCTTAACTGCTGCGAAACCGGCTGCGGCCACAAAGGCAACGTTAGCCACTTTTAAACCTATCTCGTAAGGTGTAACGGCTTTTGTTGAAAGCTCTGCGGTTATACCTTGATAGGTATTAAATAAGGCACTTGCCACCGCAATAGCTTTGCTCCCTTCGAATAATTCGCCCAGTGCGCTTAATCCGTTTGAAATGGTGCGCGCTGTCTCTGCTCGCTTCTGGGCGTTTAATATTTTATCGTTCTTAGTTGTCTCAGCGTTGAATTTCTTTTGCGCAAGCATTAACTTTTGATCGTACACGCTTTGGCTCACGGCCTTATCCGCTAAACTCTGATCCAATAAAATAAGCTCTTGGTTATACTGCTCTTGCAAAAGGGCTTGCTTCACTTCTTGCTCTGCTGCGTCTCTGTCTTGAATGTCTTGCAGGCGTATCTGAAAAAGAACGTCTTGCAGGGCTTTTGCTTCGGTTGCTGCCGTTTCGTCTGCCAGCTTCTTAGCTGCTGCAGCATTGGTATCAATCAAAAGAATCGCCTCGTTTTTAGCTTGCTCGATTTTTACGGTTTCGTCCGCTACTGCTTTTTCGCTTAAAAGCTTTTTGTTAAGCAAAAGAAGCTGAGCTGTTGCAAGGTCTTCGGCACTTTGCTTTTGTGCGTCGAACTGCTCCTGTGTGGTTGCTTTGCTTTTCTCATTCGCTACTTTTTGCGCTTCAAGCTCTTTGCTTATTTGGCTGTCGGTAATTTCCAGAATTGCGCTCGATAGGTTTTGTCTATTCTCGATTAACTTTTTAGTTTGATCGCTCCCAGACAAAGACTTTTGCGCCAAAGCATTTTCTAAATCAAAAACCTTTTGAGCGTTTTCTATTTGCTGTTTTGTTGAGAGGTTTCTTTGCTCGGATTGCAATTTCAAAATATCAATTTCATTTTGCAAATTACGCAATCCCGACTCTCTTGCTTTTTCGCTTGATGCCTGTTGCTTTGCTAAACGTGCTTCGTTTTTACTCGCTGCGTCATCGTTAATTTTATCCCTTCTACTGTAAGTTTTCTCTAAATTTACCGTTACTTCGTCTTCTAAATTAATAGCTTTTAAACGGGCTTTGTTCAACGCCTCAAATTCTTTGTCATAGTTACCGCCTCGGCTTTCTGCCAATTCCTTTGTCGCATCGCCTTGCTCTTTTAATAGCTTTTTCTCTCTCTCGCTAAATTGTGCTTTGGTTGCAATTGCTTGGCGTGCTATTCGTACTTCTTCATCGACTATTTTTTTACGTTGTTGAAAGTCCGCATTTTCTTTACTAATGATTTTATCTGAAATAGCCAATCTTTCCGCTTCGGTTTTAGTCCTGTTTTTCAGTTCTACGTTTAGCTTGTTGATCTCAGCTCTATTTCGTGCCGTGGCTACTTCTTGGCTTGCCATTGCGTCGTCAAGATCTTGCTGGGCTTTTGTCAGGGCTGCTGCTTCGCCTGCTGCCTTGCTCATTTCTCCTCCTAAACCGCTAAAGGCTTCTTTCAAACTTTTAGCCCCGTTGACAACTGCCAAAATAGTATTTTTAATAACGTTGAAAGTAGCGGATAAAGCTGCTACGCCTTGCTCCACTTTATCCACTAAAGGGACAAAAGTACTGAACACTGCTACTATTAAACCCAGCATTACGACAATAGCGGTTATAGGTAGCAAAAGTGTACCTACTGCAATATTAAGCCCTATGGTTGCTTTTGTTGTGCCTTGCTCTGCAACTCCTACGGCTTCGGTTGTTGTAGCTAATACAGTATTCCCCGTACTCATTTGAGCTGCTTGAACGGCGGCTACTTTTGAAGCGTTACCGAACCCAACTATGTTTTTTGCGGAGTTGGTAACCATTCCGCTTATTTCGCCAACCGTGCCAAGTATTTGTTTTCCCTGTTGCACAAAGCCAATAGCTTGAGCCGTTGATCCACCAAAAGCCCCGCCTAACTCAAAAATCTTTTGTCTATAGTTCCCTGTTATATTGGCGGCTTTCTCTTGTGCGCTACCATTTGCGACTACGAATTTATTATTATCGTCAATCTTTGCGTTTATTTGAGCGATAGCCTTAGCCCCGTCAAGCGTCGTAGCGTCTATTTTTTGACGTGCCGCGGTTAACTCCTGTGTGTTCTTTTTGGCTTGCTCCTGCGTGGTTATATTTGCCTTGAGGGCATTGTCTAAACCTGCTTGCGCTTTGGTTAAATCCAAAACGCTTTTTTGGTTTGCTGAGTATTCCGCTTTTAGCTTCTTAAGCTCAAGCTCATTATTTACAAAAGACTGCAGCTGCTCCTCGTTTGCGGCTGTTAGCCCGTCGGTATCTTTCTTGAGTTTCTTCTGCTCGTTTTCCAAATCAATAATAGCCTTTTTGCTGTCAGCCATGGAGGCGTTAAGGTCGGAGGTGTCAACTATTAATTTACCAATTATAATTTCTTCGGCCATGGTCTAAAGTGCTTTTATTGTTGATATTGTTACTACTGCGTTGCTTACTATTGTCTCTATATCTATACTTCCTGAGCTTGATCCTCTCCTATTTTCAAATTTATAATATATAAACATTCTTAATTTACGCCCGCTTGGTACACTTGCAAAAGTAGCAGTTAATTGAGGTATATTGAAAGTTCGTGAAGCGTTATCTGCGCTATTAACCTCGTAGAGTTGTAATTCTGTAACCCCGTCATAAACGATTATTTGCGCTTTAGCTCTCGCCTTACCTATCCCATTGTTCTCGGTGCGTAAAAAGATAGTAAAAGGCGAAATTACCATTTTCACGTTGGTGTAGTCCTCTATGGTTTGAACTAAATTATAGGTATCGCTTGGTTGGTCAGGGCCAATTATCGGCGCTACGCTAGTAACGGTATTATTCAAATTTGGTTTTAATCCAACAATGTAAGTTAGGGGCATGATTCGCAATATAGCATTATCAAAATCATTACGTGAGTAGCTAATCGGATTAAGTTGTACAAAGTTGCTTTCTAAACTTGCTACGCCGGTATGCTGAATATTAATATAGGCTTCGTTCGAAACTCCTCCGTTGGTGTCAATCGCTTGAATATAAAGTGAATCGCTATTAAAATCTGCTTGTGTGTCGCTCGGTTTATTGGCTTCTACCTTCATAGTCGCAATGTCAGCAAGCGCAAAAGCTTGAGGCAAAGAGGCTGCAGGGACTAGAACATCATTTATATACAGACTGTTTAAATCTTGGTTGTAACTTTTGAAAATAACAATATCCCAAGCGTACTCATTCGGAGGCATCGGGTACATAGATTTTAAAAAGTCAAGCGGAAAAAGAGCTTTCTCTTTAAAGTTCAAAATTATAGAATTGAAGTTATTTAAAAGCGGGCTTATTACTTTTCTTTTTTTAACCAAAAAAGCTTTTATCGTAATGAAATCCTTTTTAGTAGAAAAGTTTATTTCTAAAGGAATCCAATAGCTCGAAAGTTGTTCGATAAAAAATACTTTCGTTAACGAAAACGTTGCAGCCAAAATAGCATCATAACGAAATTGTATATTTGTCACCAGAGGCGTTAAAATAAAATCAGTGTACGCTTTATGAAATTCCGTATAAACAGTCTGCATACTTACCGGAATAGCCCTTTTGTTGGTAACTGTTATTGGTGAGCCGTTAACGTAAACCGTCCCCAGAAAGGTGTCGTCTGATATTTTAAATATTCTAATCGCTGAGGTCTCCCCAACTTCGTTATTTGGTCTAACTGCGATTAATCCTCCCTCTAAAATTTCCGAGTCTTCAAATAGGTTAAGAGTTCCACTGCCAAACGCTGAGGCAAGATAAGTGGCCTTATCCTGAGAGCTTATGAAGTTCGCAAAGAAAGTATTAAACAAAGTACCGCTGTCGCTGTATGTCATTTCGTTACGCTTTGCAAGCCTACTCTGAAAAGTATAGTCTTGGTAGTTCACATAAAAGCGAGAATAATCTACATAATTATTTTTAAATTTATCAAGGTTGGTCCACTTATTAATAACCACAGTTCGGTAGGTGTCATCAACCTCAGCATAGCAATTGAAAAAAGCTAAAACTTGGTTCAAAAAGGTAAATGAATCTAAAGCATCGTCGAACGTAGGAGCGAAGCCGTCACCTATTCCGGCATAAACTTGATACGTTCCAGTGTTAGCAGCCACGAAGTAATCTTTAAAGCTCTCAGAGGCATTAAAGAAGTCCCCGTAAACCGCATAGTTATTATCGGTAAACATCTTTTTAACTAAATCTTGCAAGTTGATTGCCAAAGGCATTTCCTCAATAACATAAAGCCCGCTTTTCTCTTGGGTTTCCATAAAAACCGACTTCGCTAAAAAGTCCGATACGGTTTTTTTATAAAGATACGCGCTCGCTACGTTGTTTATAAAGGTTTGCTTTAGCTGAACAACTAAGGCGTTATCCGAATAAAGCAAATAGGTGTCAATCTTTTCAAGTCCTTCCTTTTGAATTTTTAAAGTTTGGTTTCTTAAATGTATTGAACCATTTAAAACTATGTCAACCTCGTAGCCATTCATCAAAGAGCTTACTTTGTTGGTAGGCAAATCAAATAATTCAAGTAGTTTTTTATTGTTAGCGGTTTTCTCCAAAGATATTGTATTCGAGTACGCATAGCGTTCTTGAATCCCGTTAAGGTTCTGGGACTTTTTGAAAGTCACAATTTGCGAAGGTGCAATATCGAGGCGAAAGCCTTTTCTAAAAATTTCTATCATACTCCTATCCCTCCCATGTCCTACCTTGTTTAATTAAATTTGCCATAATTATAAAGTTATCCCGTTTTCGTTTGAAATCAAAACGGTTAAGTTGTACTCAAAGTCAAATTTCTTAACGTTTGCCGTTCCTGTTACCTCACACTCAATAAAACCCCTCGGAAGTAAAACCTCTACTTTGGGGGAGTTCAAAAGTTCTATAAAAGTCTCGGTAAGTTCAAGCTGCTTAATGCCTGTTAGGTTCATTTGCTTTTTGCTTTCTCCAGCTCTTTGAACCTTTGCGCTTTTGCCGTCTTGAACGTTATAGAAATTATTATTTACGTATTCTGTTTTCGCTCTGTTTGCTGTGATTGCTTCTTTCTGTGTGTAGAAATAAGCCCAACCACCATAAGAAGTGAAATACCTAAACTGCAAAGTGTCCTCGCAATCTGAGGCTTTGTACTTAATCCCGTAACAAGGTATTAAAGGGTTGTTTAACGTAGTTGTAATCAATGCGGGTAGATACATTTTGTTTACTTGTGCGTCGCTTAGTGCCACATTGGCAACTCCTACTATCGGTGTAATCGCTGCGGAAATTCCGCCAACGGTAACAACTGAACCCGGAGCGGGAACAAGCTCGCCAACAAACACACTCAAGGTGTTGACGAAGCCCGTAGCAAACTCAAGATATTTAGGCGCAATAATATTTAATTTCGTTAAATCTTTCTGAGGCTTCAAGGCTTCTGACAATTCACTGATCCCGATAATAGGGTAGAAAGCGTCGTCTGTCTCGGTGTCGGTTGGTGTTTGTTCGGCAAAAATAAAGGTGGTGTCGAAGATATAGCCACTGTCAAATACATACTCGTCTGCGAAAATGTCGGCACCGTTCTCAGCTCTTACCGCTACGCCTATTGAGAAACGTTCAATAGTAAATTGTTTATTTGGGTTATTGAAATCAAATTCAAAGTTATCCATCATAAGGCTTTTTAAATAGCCGGAGACGTCAACTCTGAAAATACCAGTGCCGTACTTGGGTAAAATGTTTTTAATCGTGTATCGTCTTGTGGTGTACTCGGACTTCATTTCTAAATCCGCTACAAGGTCGTTAGGGTTAACTCCTAAGTCCTCGTCTGAACTAAACTCAAAGATGGCCGGCTCGTTAACGTTGAAGAATTTTAACGGTTGTTTTGAAAAAGTAATTGCCATTGCTCTTTTATTTTAATTTGTAAGTCTGGCTTTGAAAGCTCAATAACTTGGTTAAATGCTTCTGCGTTAATCGAGTCGGTAACTATTTGGGATCCGCCTTGTTGATACCAACTTGTACCATTTTTAATTATGTTTGCTTTGACGGCATACGGGTTTAAATCTAGTCCTTTAGCGTCAAGCCATATTTGTATATTTGCAATTGTTGGAAAAGGTTGTTCGCCTGGTGCAACTCCTAAATCCAAACCAACTATGTAATCGAGTGCGTAAATATCAATCGTTATTTGTTGCAATAAATCCTTTTTGTCAAATCGTACCGAGTTTAAAAGCGCACGAGTAGCCACCATGTCGTTGTCAATAATCGATCGTTTAAGCTTGTCGATTATTACGCTTTGTACTGCTTCGTCAATTGTCATATTGTTACTGTGAAAGTTATCTCTACGCCGGTATGGTTAACTGCTGGCGTTGCAACGTTTGAGTTAAATATAGGCCTTAGCCTTATTGCTTCAATCAAATAATCGCAACACGTGAAATAGCTTTTAAACGTGTTTATAAATTCGAGCGTTAAAAGCTCTTTTGTGATTGTGTCAAATTGGCCCTCAACGTTTATCGTTTCCACTTCTAATGCTGGGTTAACTGGTTTGGCGATTGTTAGTAAACAATCGTATCGCATTTGAGAGTAACGATTGCGTGAGTTATTAACCACTGGTCCGAAAGTCAAAATCCGATTAACGGCAAAGAAGCTATAAGGGTCTAAGTCTTGAAGCTGTGAGCCTGCAATATCGGTTTCAATGTATAAAAGGTCGTTGAAGTTGAAAATATTAGCCAATACGTTGTCAGGCGTTGTGGCTACAACACAAGTGAAATCCCCGTCTATTGGCTTTAATATTGGCATCTACTTTTTAATATTATTATGGCTATTAAAATTATCAAGCTTTACTGCAAATATATCAAATAAAATAGTATAAAAGTTAAATAGTTTTCGATTATTATAATTTTGTTCGTTATAATCAACGGCTATCAGCTTTTTATCTGCCCAATATTTGATGTAATAGTATTTTTGCATATGGTCGTTAGAGACTCCTCCTTTGCTGGGTATGTTGTAAGAGCTGTTTACTTCTTCAACTAAGGCGCTTAAATTGATGATTGCCCTCTCAAACTTATAGGCAAAAGCTTTTTCTGTTATCGAGTGTCTTTTGCCTTTTGGGTTTTTGAAATTAAGACGCTGTTTGAAGTCTTCGAAAATAAGCTCAATGCTTTTCGAGCGTAATTCCATCCAGTCAAAAGCGTTAACCTCCGCCATAATGTCGTCAACGCTTACCCCGATGTTAAGCGTTTTGCAATATAAGTCTTCGTTGCTTAGTATGATGCCTTCTTGGTTCATTTTCTATCAATCATATCAGTATTACAATGTCTACACGCCCATCTTTTCGAAAACATTCTTCCCCTTACTGTGTCGTGGCCAGTTTCTATAAATTCGTGCAGTCCCTTTTTACATTTTTTTACCCTTGATTTACTTGGGCTTCTTGTATCTAATAAAGGGTAAGGATTTGTAAATTCAAATGATTCCTCTATTACATCTTGATATACGTTATACTTTTCTTTTTCTAAAACGCTTTTTATATCCGCGGATAATGTTGTTTTTCCGTGGTCAACGTTTCCTATAGTTCCTACTTTAGCCATAATATAAAAAAGTTAGCCCCAACACTCGCTACAAATGAAGGGGCTTTAAAAGTTAGTTGTAGCGAATAGCAAATATAGTAATTATTTTGTTACGCCCAACCCCCCGATGCTTTTAATTCGAAAATCATTCTCATTATTAAGCTGTCAAAGAAATCGGGAGAGCGTCCTGTGCGCAATTTGTGTGCGCTCTTTTTCTCTAGTTTTATTTTTCCTTCATCGTCTAAGGGTTCGCGACAAATTGCCTCTAAATCGGCTATTATTTGCTTTCTAAATTCTTGATCTTGGCAGTAGATTAAGTTAGCCTCGATTAATTCCTTGAGCAAAAAGGCGCATTCTGTTTTTAAATTCCCGTAATTTTTACCTTTTATCGGTTGTGCGTTGTTGGTAAAGGGTCTGGCAGCTACTAACTTCTTAAGGCTATTGGCTGTAAACTTTCGTAAGCCGTCAGCATCGTAAACAATATGCGAATAAGGGATTTTATACTGCTCAGCTAATAGAATTAATTTATTACCTATCGCAGTCTCATCAATTTTATCTATTGCTATTACCTTTTCAATCACAAAGCCATCCCAGATTGTCACCACGAATACGTCAGCGCCAAGATAAGCAATATCGCAACTCATGTAACGCTTTGAGGTCTTTTCAACAAAAGAGTTTGTAAATAGATTGCAAATGTCGTTAAAATCAAACATAGCTAGAGGGCTGTCGTCATATTCCCAATCACCCTCTAAAAGTCTTTTCTTTTCGTTCGGGGTTAATATCTCGTTAAGGTGTTCAAGATAGCCACTCGATAGCTTTTTGTTATCAGTTGGTAGGGCTTGGATAAAAGCTTTATAAGCTTGTAGCGTGCCATCTAAGAAGCGTTTATAGTATTCAGCGTATAAGTAATTCTTTTTCGGGTTGCAGGTCTGTAAAAGCTTTCTATGCAAATTGTATTCGTCATTTTTCCACCTTCCCACCGAGGCAAAGAGGTTATTTTTTGCTGCCTCTTCGAACTCTCCCGCCTCTTCAATCCAGCCCCGTGTCATTTGCATAGAACCGAAACGCTCGAAAAGTGGGTCACTTGGAAGGTGGGCCGCTTCGAGTAAGAAAAGCTTTGAGCCATTGTGGAACTCATAGAAATTATCTTGTCCGTTGTGTTTGTAGTATTGGTCGGTTATTCCCCAAGAGTTAAAAACCTCGTGGATTGAGGGGATTGTAAATTTTCGAAGGTCGTTTAGCTTCTTTCTGGCGATGAAGGTATGTATTCCGGGGTACATAAGGCAGTCGCCTATAATCAGCGAACATCCAAGATAAGATTTACCAGAACCTTTAGAGCCTCCGTAGACAATATCCGTTGTAGTTTTATTTGCCCAAAGGCGGTAAACCTCTTTTTGCTTTTCGTTTCCGTTTGAATTAAATGTTAAAAGCATTTATTCTACAATTATTCCGGTTATTTGTTTTATTGGCTCGCCTGCTGAGGTAATGTCTTTTCGGATAGGTGCGTATTCCCCGTCCATTTTGTTAAGCTCTGCGATTGCTGCTTTTCTATCCATCCAGTTTGGTACTACTTCTCTTTCTTGAATTATTCCATCGCAAACAATATGCTTGGTTAAAGGAATTTCGCCTTTTGCTATAAGGGTCAAAATTTCCATTCTTTCGTGCTTATTCAAAATCGCCTTTTTAACGGCTTTCTTTTCCTCTTTGATAGCAAACGCCATCTTTGCCTTTTTAATCTCCTCAGCGGTCAAATTAAAGCGTCTGTTTGCCTCTGCCCAATAGTTATCGAAGCCACTATCTGAAATTCCCCATAGTTTCCCATATTTCCCCAAAGCTTCTGAATAGCGAGTACCCCAATCCAATTCGGAGAGGAGTTCATTAACGCAAAATTCTTTTTTAGGCTTACTCATGCCGTCAAAATTACAAACTTTTCTTTAAAAAGCAATACGGCAACAAAGATATTTTCTTTGTTCCTCCGTGAGCACCAATGTTTACGGGGCTTAAGCTAAAACGTAAACAAAAGAAACAAGAAACACAACTACTTTGAAACCCTATGGGGTCTCCCACGCGTATAGGCGTACGCACGTGTTATATATACGTGTTATATGTTATTATCAATATAATTATAATAATATATTAATAGTATTGTTTACTTTGTTTACAATAGAGGTTAAGCCCCGTAAAATATAGGCTTGACGAAGGAACAAAGCATTGTTTACTTTGTTGCCTTTGTACCTGATTTTAGGCTAAAAAACAAAAACCCCAACTAAAAGTTAAGGTTTTCTTTGTTTCTATTGTTTACGTTTTTAGTTTACAACTCAAAATCTATTCCGGTAACAAGTCGGTAAACTGCCCTTGTCAACTCAATATCGTAAATCGCATCATGCAGTTTAGCCTCGTCAACTTCAATTCCGACCTCTTTTGCAACCGTCATTAATTTAAAATTTAACATTTTTGCTCTTCTCTCGATTAAATATTGACTCGCTAAAACCATTACGTCTAAGCTTCCTGCATGAAACCAAGAGCCAAAAAAGCTGTCTTTATTTTGAGTAAACCAAGATCTTAGGAAGCTATCGTCAAAATGCGCATTATTATAACCTACTAAATACATTTTATCCTTGGTATTATAAGGGTCGCAATGTCGAGTTAATAAAGCTTTAAGCTTTCGAAATATAAGCCCCATTTCTGGGTAAGCTTGTATTTGCTCAAGGGTAACGCCTCCGACTTTCAAAGCTTCGTCTTCTATTTTAGCTTTTGGGTTAGGAGCTACTTTCCAGTTGAAAGTCTCCACCACTTCCCCGTCTATTTCAATGCAGCCCGCTATTTGGTGTATACCGTTTTGCCTGTGATCTACGCCTGTAGTCTCGAGGTCATAAAAGAGTTTTTTTATCTGCATAGTTTTTTAATTTAACCTGTTTTTAAGATCGGTTAATTCCGATTCTTTAGCCTCGAGTCTTTTTGATAAGGTCTCTTTTTGGTAGGCTAAAAAATGATTTTTTTTAGCGTAAAACTTATTATCTCTTATAAGCTCTTCGTTTTCTTTCTCCAAAATTCGATTTTCCTCATGTAAAACAGTTAGAAAAAGCAAAGCAATGAAAAAAAGTATCGCACAAAATAAGTAAAATAGTATCAGTCCCATATTATTTAAAGGTTTTAATTAGGTTTTCAACTTCGATTAACTTCGTCAGAACTGCGGCTAAATCCGGGCAAGGGTTCAAAACTAAATCTTTGTACTTGTTCAAAGCCTGAGGTACACTCAGAAAGTGCCACGATGCTTTTTGCGTAACGATTTTACTCTCGAGAGTATCTAAGTTCGTTACTTCTTTCTCTTCTTTGTAGTGAAGCGTTACCCCGTTACCGTCGGAGTTAATACTGAATCTGTCGTCAATTTTTAACATATCTCTTCTATTTTGGTTACACGTTTATAAACTTTTATTTTGTACTCGAAGAACTGCAAAGCCCCCTGTACCGTTCCCGCCTCGATTGTTGTCTCGCAATCCACGCACTCGTCATTTTGTTCAGATAGGTAGCTAATAAGGTATTTACGCATTATTTAAAATTTTGTCTCGTTAGGAGCGAAAGACTCTCCATCGCTTAGTGCTTCTGTGATTGTGTCGCTTAATAAGTAAAGGATCACGAACGGGATTAAAAAAGCGATTACGCTTATAAGGTATGTTGTTGTCATGTTATTTGGTTTTATTTAGTTGCTTTTTCGATTATTAGTTTAGCTTTTTTAATGTTATCATTTAAGATACTATTTTCACCGGAATCTTTCATAGCTACTCTAATTCTAGGCTCAGCTAATAGTGTTTTTAAAATCTGTACCATTTCAATATTTATACTTTTTAAAGTATCCTCTTTTTGTTTTTCACTTTTAAAATTACTCATCTTATTTGGTTTTAAATTCTTTTCAAAGATAATACTTAATCCGAGATATAAAAATAATTTTACATAAAAATTAAAAATTATTTTTATACTTCTCAATTTTCGCCTTCACGGCTTGCATCAAAATTTCTTGAGTGTCTCGCTTCCCGTCTAATGAAAGTACTACGCTTTCGTCTTCCGTGCCTTTTGCTATAAGGTGTCCGATGTTTACGGGGTACTTTCTCCCTTGCCTATGAAGCCTTTTATTGAATTGCATGTATAACTCTAAGGACCAATTAAGACTGAACCAAAGTGCGGAACTGTAGCCCTCTTGTAAGTTCAATCCATGTCCTCCACTTGCTGGGTGCATTAACATAACTTGAATTTTGCCCGCGTTCCAATCTTTAATATGCTGATCGGTTTTTAATCTTACTGGTTTATACTTCGCCAACTTAACCAAAAGCCTTTCGAGTTCATGCTTATAAGTATAGGCAATCAATACGGGTTTACCGTTGGCAGCTTCGATAAATTCCTCAGTAGCTTCCAGCTTCAAGTCATGTATAACATGTACGCCTCTGTCTTCGTCGTAGATTGCGCCACCGGCAAACTGTAAAAGCTTATTTGATAAAGCTGCAGCATTCATAGCTGTGATCTCGGTTTCGTCTTCGTTAAACATTTCCAGAACTTTCTCCCGTTCGAAGTCGTTGTACTTTTTCATAAGGGTATCGGGAAACACGATGTCGATAAAAGAGTCGATACGCTCCGGTAACTCCAAGTAATCCTCTGACTTCATCGAAATACAAATATCTGTCAGCTTATTATGTATGCGCTCGTCGCTGTCGTTCAAAGCGTCGTAGCTAAAGCCGTTGTAACTTTTACGAAAGTAGTTATCTCTAAACCAGCTTATGGTCTTGCCCAGGCGTTCGCCTCTGTCTAATAGCCATATTTGCGCCCACAAGTCAATTAAGCCGTTTGGTGCTGGAGTCCCTGTTAGGATCACAACTCTTTTGAAACAAGCTTGTACTTGCTTCAAGGCTTTGAACCGAAGCGAAGCATGGTTTTTAAACGAGCTGCTTTCATCGATTACAAGCATATCGAACGGAAGCATAGAGCCACCGTACTCACCACACAACCAAGCCACATTGTCTCTACTGATCAAATAAACGTCGGCTTTTTTGTTTAATGCTGCTTTGCGTTCTTTTGCCGTACCTATGATCTTTGAGAGCTTCAAGCCTTGCAAGTGTTCCCACTTCTCAACCTCGGCACTCCATACGCTCTCAGCCACTCGCTTAGGTGCAATAACTAAAACCGTATCAATTTCCAACTCTTCATAAATTAAACGCTTAATAGCAGTCAACGTTGTTGTTGTTTTTCCTTAACCTAACCCCATATCCAGAAAAAGACCGGATGCGGGGTTAGCTATAATATGCTCAACTCCTCCGAGCTGGTAGTTATGTAATTGATTTTCTTTTAGCATTCGTGAGATATTATGCGGTCAAGCATTAAGTTGTAATAATTTTCGTCTTGCTCCATTACTATATAATTCCTATTAGTATTCAAACAAGCAATTGCAGTCGTGCCGCTTCCCGCACAATTATCAAGAACCGTCTCACCTTCATTAGTATAAGTTTTAATTAAATATTCAAATAAAGCTACGGGTTTCTGTGTAGGGTGTTGGTTTTTTGTCTTGTTGGCATTAGAAAAAGAAAGTATGCTTTTTGGATATTTCATTTCGTTTTCGTCGCCCCCATTATTGAATAACACGCTCTTTCCTAAAGTGCCAGTTATATGCTCTTTTTTACCCGCTCTGCTCCATTTTACCCCCTCTCGCATTTGAGGGTTGTAAGTTGGTTGCTTAGAATAAAAAACTAAAATATCTTCGTGGCATCGCATTGGTTGCTTTTTTGCTAACATTGGATTCGTAACCGCAACTTTATCCCAAATTAAATTGTACTTAAATAATTTAATATTACTCATAATTAAAGCGCTTGTAAAGGGTTGGGAAGCGGTTAAAACAATAGCCCCATTTGGTTTTATTATTCTTTCATATTGCACCCAAAGTAAAGCAAAAGGTATAATTGTGTCCCACTTGCAAGCGGTTGTCCCGTAGGGTAAGTCGCAAAGTATCATATCTATGCTACCGTCGGGAATAGCTTTCATTAATTCGAGGCAGTCGCCTTTTAATATTTGACTCATTATGCTATTTCTTTTATAAAATTATTAATCTTTTCGGTTGTATCGAGTACCCAAACTTTAAAACCTAACGCCTCTAAGCGTTTGTGGATTACTCTTTGTATTGTAGTTGGCTTTTCGCCTTCGCTTTTCATTTCAACAAAATAGGCTTTTCCTCGGGGAAGCAGACAAAGCCTATCCGGTAAGCCCGTAACTTGAAAGGGTAATAGCTTAATCGCCCACCCTTTCAAAGCTTTAACCTCAGCAACCAATTTGCGCTCAAGCTTCTTTTCTGATTCTTTTTTAGGAATTGGCATCGAGGAATTTTGAGTAAGGTTTCTTTGCTTTTTCTAAGCTCTCGATATACTGCTTTGCATTCTCAAGCATCATAGCCTTTTCGATCATAAAGTAAATCAAAATATCGTTGTACTTCTCATTTATCTTTTCCTTACTTGCGTGTAAGCCTTTCTTGCTGTCGTTCCGCATATCGTTAACACTTATAAGGTGTTTCAATAAAAACCCTTGTAAAACCTCTTCACGGCTTCGACCCGTCAAGTTTACCCCCTCTTCGAAGTTGTGGTAAGGGTTCTCATTACGTCGGTACTCTTTGCCTTTTATCAAAAGCAATTCCTGTAGCTCGTGTAATGTGTTGGCGATTGTTGCCTCAAATTGTTGTTCTCTTTTGCTCATGTCGTATAGTTCATTTTTGATTCGTAAATTATAAAAGTTTCGGTGTCAAATCTTTTATCTCGAGGTATTTTTAATTTATCCAAATCACTATCTGAGTATTTATCTAATACTCTTTTAGATTTAATTGGTTGGGCGTTCACCCTTAATAAACGCCCTTGTACCGCCGAGTAAGTTATTCCCAGCATTTCCGCTATTTCAAGCGCACTAAAGGCTCTTTCTTTGGTAATACTTTTGCTTTCCATATAATTTAAAGTTTTTAGTGGTTGCGCAATAGTCCCAGCCTTGCAAGGCTTTCAAGATATCGTTAATATCTCGGGTGTTGTACTTGCTCATGTCCTCTTTGTTTTTCCCTAAACACTCGCACCAAATCTCAGCGGTGCAAACATTTTGCCTTGGCGTTCCCGTATCGCTTGGATCGTCAAGGTATATCCTTCTTTCGAAGACGTCCAATTTATCCCAGTTATCGGGAAGTAAGGCGTTAAGGTAAGCCTCCACTAAACCGCTTCGCTCGTCTGTCTCTGAGTGCTTCGCTTGCTCGTTTCTCGCTATTGCTTCGGCTTCTTGGCTAAGGTAAAGAGTTTCTTTGTTCTTAAACATCGCCACGGCTTCGGCCCAAATCTGATTAACTTCGCTCGGCAACTCTTTAACAACGTGTTTGGTTATTTTGCTTTGGTTTACGGCAATAGGCATAAAGCGACGGTTTCCAGAGGGGTCAGTAAGAAAGTCTTTTTTATTGGTAGTCCCCCAAAAGGTTGTTTGCCTTTTGTGCGTTTCGGTTACCCTTCCATAAGCAGCTCGGAAGCTATCCTCTTGTTTGGTTATGAAATGCTTAACGGCTTCAACGTCTGACTTTCTAAGTCCTGCAAGTTCTGCCATTTCCATAAGCCAAACGCCTTGGATTTGCTCGAGAGCTTCTTTTCCGTGTACCGTCATAAACGTATCACTATACCAGCTCTTACCTAACATATTTATAAACGTTGACTTGTAAGCCCCTTGATCGCTCACCAATACTAAAACTAAATCAAACTTACAACCAGGATTAAATACTCTTGCAACCGAAGCCACTAACATTTTTCGAATAGCCTCACGGCTGTAAACCGTATCTGTTGCCCCGAAGTAATCTAAAAGCAAAGTGTCGACTCTTTCGACTCCATCCCACTTTAACTCCCTAAGATAGTCTTTAATAGGGTGATAGGATTGCTTTTGAAACTCAAGAGCCACGCTGTCGTCAATTTTCATTACTCCGGTAATGCTGTAGATACTTTCAATGTAATTGCGTATTCCCGCATAATCTACGTCTTTGATTGGTTCGGGCGTGGTTATTTTGCGCCAAGGCAAAGAGCGACAAGCGTATCTTTTACCGTCGAACTCGTTATATTTAAACGTGCCTTTTAGTCTGCTATCGTTTGCCAAAATAATATTAATATTATTGGAGCTGCTGAGGTACTTCCCTTTTGCATCGGCTTCAAGCTCTGCCATCCAATCGATATTGTCGTGGTCGCCTTCTACGTTGTCAACGTCTTCGTAGCTCTCTGCGTCTTCTGCAAAGTCATACTTAGAATTTTCCAGTACCTCCGTGGCTAAGGTCTTGCGTACCTCTGAGTCAGCAAGCGCAAACTCTTCCATAGCAGTATAACTCTTTGGCTTTGCCGTTGTCGTGCTTCCCTCGTCCAAATGTCCGTAAAGGTGCAACCTAACAAGATCGAAAGCGTTTGATAGTTTACCGCTGCAAGGGTCTGTCCCGTGGTGGCTATATGCGAAAGTATCTTCGTAAACCATAAGCCCTGCGGCTGTTGATCCTTTGGTATAAGTATAACGTTTGTCGTCTGCTGTGGGTATATACTGCTCTGATAAAAACTTTTCGATTGCCACGCTTATATCATAAGTTCGGCACCAAGCCCCAACAATTCCTTTTTTGCTTCTCGGGTCTTCCTGCTTTTTGGTTGCTTCGCCAATCTCTCGGATTTTCTTGTCTGCTGTGGGCCAAAGGCTCGTGTCTTTCCAATCGATGTATAAAGCCAGTGTCTCGTCTACGTCAATCCAATTGCCTTTTTGTTCCTCAAAATAATACTCAACGTCTTTCGGGCTACTGGGCCAAAACATAAGCCTGTTAGTCTCGAAAGTAGTATTATCAAATAAATCGATCCCAAGCTGTCCCGCTATTTGCCTTGTGACTGCTACGTACTCATCGGGTGAGCATTCGCGAGACAAAGGTATAATCAAACGGTATCGAGGCATTGTCGCTGAGTGCTTGTGCGTTCCGTGCATTACTGCTGCGCAATCAAATTGAAAAGTGAAGTCTTCCCAAAATTGAGAATGTGCAAAGTCGATGTCAAGCGTTGCTACTTGTCGATGCATTACATTTTCGGGGTTTCTTTTACCTCCTCTTAAATAACCTCCTACATAACCGCCTACGTCTTTTATTTTGCTTTGTTCCTCTTTGGTAGCGGATAAAAATTCTTTCATTGTCTCGTTTGTGTGGCGAGTTTCTCTTAGCCTTTCTACGAATTCAGAATACAGAATAGTTTTATTTTTCCAAACTTTTGATTTAGCCGAAAGCCCGAAAGCGATATTTATTTTATTATCCATGTTTTACTTTTTTAATATTGCCTTTTTAACTTTTTCGTAAGCCCCGCTTGCTTCTAACTCCGTATCAAATAAACCTATATGCTTTGTTTTACCCTGTATCTTTATAGCTGCTCTAAACCTATCTTTTATCGGAAATACGCCTGTATAAATACTTCTACTCGGTAAATGTTTTTGATCCGTGTTATCTCTTGGTAAAAGTAATTCTAAATTACTAAGGAGGTTATTTTGTCGGTTAAAGTCTTTGTGATTTACTACGTAACCGTCTTCTTTTGTATGTTTTAAAAAAGCCTCTGCAACAAGCTTGTGAGGGTGCTTATTTGCACAAGATTGATTTTTACAAAGCATAACTTGAAAGTATAAATTTTCTTTAGGTCGAGGCTTCAAAATTCTTTCCTTTACTACCCTAAAACCGCTTTCGCTATTTCTAACTTTTCTTTCTAAACTTTTTACCCTGCCAAAATTAGAAACTTCGTAAAGCCCTTCATAGCCTACTACGCTTTTAAATACTTCTGTCATTTTGATATTTGGTTTAGATAGATTGCAATTTCTT